AAAGCCAAGAAGGCTGATCAGAAATACGAGTACAATCAATAACATTATTTTCATCCGTCTTAATAATTTTGACAGACTTTTGGAGGTTTTCATCTCTAAACCATTCGTTCCAAATAAGATAAACGCCACGGAATGGGAGTGCGCTAATACCAGATATATCATTAGTAGTATTGATAGGCAATCCAAAATAGTCCCAAAGAGAACCTAGAAGCGAGTTTTGTTTAGAAGAACTAGAGCTAATAGTGGGAATGACATAATCAGTGCTATCATCAGGATCTTCCTGTTCAAAACAGAAATTCTGCCAGTGTTCCCAAACGAGGCGGTTTGGTACAAAAAAGAAAAACCAGTCAAGATAAATATTATCCATGATAGGCTTAATAGGAGTAGCCAAACGAGCGAAATAATTAACAGACATACGAGTAGTATCGCCAGGCAAAACCTCGTCAACAAATACAGGTATAAGCTTGCCTGAGTTAAAAGTTGTCTTATAAACATGGGAACGGTCAAACTTAGTCCTTTTCATGTACATTGCAGGAGCATCGCTGAAGCGATGTCCTCGAACTCTTATTTTTTTTCGAGCCAAAATTTCACCTTCTTCGAAGTGTAAACCTAATAATTAACCTAAAGCAAATTATTATTAGGTTTTAGATTATTTTTGCGTCACCTACACCAGTTACATCAAGTAAGTAACTGGTGTAGGTGCCGCCTATTTTTGTGTTTCTTCATTATTTTGTTCTAAAGTGTTACTTTCTTTTTGTGTTTGTTCACTACTTACGGACTGTTGTGGTTCGTTGAAGGTATATTTGCTACCATACAGACCTTGTTGTTGGAGATATTCGAGCGTTGCAGGATCGTTCAAACGGTTGATGAAGTTCATAGGATCGTGACCGAATTTTGCTCGAACGTAAGCAGGTAAACTGTAGAATTCTTCACGAACTCCGGACACAAGCTCAAGCGCTGTACTGTAGTCACCAGGAAGCGTTGCATCTCCGAACTGCAGGTAAGCGTATTGCGAACTATCGCCGAGATCAAGAGTCATGATACCTTTCTGACCGTCTGCATACTTATTTACGATGTAATTGATATCAGTTTCATCTTTCTCGTCCTGAACCGTGAGAGAGGGCATGGTAAACTCAATACCGCAATGATCATGTTCTTCTACAGGATCATAAGCTGTCTTAAATTTCATAGTTTCACCTCCTTTCGCAGGCGCCTAGACGCGGCGGGCGTAGCGTACAAAAAAAAGACGATCTCTTGCGAGACCGTCCTTTTTCTGATACGCTCTTTATTAGATTATCATTTAGTAGAGTTATTGTCAACGGTCTGCACATATTCTATGGCGCGACCAACCATGATAGGAATACAGGACTCATCACAATTCTCAACGTAATAGCGACCATCGCTGTCACCAAGATTGCCAACATAATAAAGAGAAAAGTCTTCAGGATACTTTTTAATAAGCATTTTATCATCGTTAACTATACCTTCAAAAGCTCGCAGAGCAAGCATATCATTGTGATAAACCTGCGGAGGACTGAACTGTTCAGCCTTGGAATCATAAATGGAATAAAGTCTCAGCGGAACCATCTCCTTTTCTAAATGCAACTAAAAACCTACGAATCATAAGATAAAGCGTAGCTGATATGATGAAATATTCATTATCAAGACGAATAACTCTACAATCATCAGGCTTAAGACGATAAGCGGCATATTTACTGCCACGAAAAGAGTAGTCAAAAGGAATATTATGATCACAACAGAATTTTTTAACAATTTCAAACTCACTAATAAGCACCACCTCATTTCTGACTTAATAATAACACAATCATAATACCTTGTCAAGCTTTCTACCAAGAAAATGCTTATACTTACCTTCCTGAACACGACAGCGGTCAACCAAACGCTCAAAAGTGTTGTTCTCCAAGTTATGAAGCATCTTCTCAATACGATTATTGCGAATATATTCCATCCAGTGAGGATGCGTTTCATCAAATTTCCTATCATAATAACGAGGAGGACGCATTTTTTTGCCGTTGATAACAACATAATCATTGGCATAACATTCTTCACCATGATCTTCGAGCCATTTAGCACCTATGCCAGGACGATTGGAAGCAACCATGAATTCAGGAATACGACCTTTATAGTGAGAAGGAGCATCTTTACCTGTCTGCTTTTTAACTATATAGCGAGCGACATAGGCAGCAGAATCAAAGCTAAACTCACCAATAAGATGCATACCGTATTTCCATACTTTGGCAAAACGAGAAGAAGTATAGGTATTATAACCATCTGTACGGAACCGAAAAATTTTATCATCAAAATCAATATTAAACAAAATGTAATGATAATGGGGACGACCATGAAGTTCACCATATTCACCACAGCCGAGAAAGCGAATACCACTGCCATACTCACGACGAAGATTTTTCATGAAAGTCTGATGAAATTTCTTGCTCAAGCTTTTATCACGTGGCAAATGACAATCGTCAAAAGTGCAAGTAACGAAATAAGCAGAAGACGAAGAACGGGCTTCGTGGACAGCACGGACAGCCCACTGTCTGCTATTTTCGAGACGACAGCCAATACATTGTTTACAAGAACAACGAATGAAACGGCTATCGCTAGCAAGCTCAGGGTGAGAGGCAAGGCTACCGTAAAAACTATAATGTTGTTTTCCATTTTTGGTAATCGCTCCTTCAACTGGGTACATAAGAATAGGATTATAACAAACCATATTAATCACCTGTACCGATTGTATCAGGATTAAGTCAGAATGTCAAATCCTAAATCCACCTCGTCCTACTCTCTTAAAATTTCTACGACGAGATTTGGAGGTACGCCGAAAAAGACGGCGAGAACCTCGTTTAGATAAACGACGACGTCTCATTTAGCATCCCTCCAAGAACCGAAAAAACGGCTAGTTTTTTTAGAATCATTCTTATTAGCAACTGGCTCAACAAGTTGCGCAACATCGGTTTGAAAATCCGAGGCAACCTTTTTAGCAGTAACAGTATTAGAAGAAGCTTTGCCTTTCAGAGCTTCAATCAGATCTACAACTTCCTGGATAAAAGGGACAACAACAGAAACGATAAAAGTAAGAATCATAGTAGTTTTATTAGACATAAAATTATCTCCTTCCAAAATAACGACCTCCGAAGAAGTCTATAATATGTTTGATACCAGAACCAACACCACTAGCAACAGATCTGGGAGCGCCTGTAAGACTTTCAAGATTCTTATAAAAATCACGTTCCATGCCTGCCATTTCAGTTTGAATATTATCAAAAGCGGCGGCAGAATTAGCACGGTTAGCAGAAGCAATATTGTTCAAAACACCAGAGCTAAGGTAAGAGCCCTGAAGCCGAAGGTTTTCAAGCTCCAAATTCATCTTTTCAAGTTCGTAACCAAGACGTTTTTCATAAGTCTGCTCACGAAGATTCAAATCATTTGCAAGAATACCATTTTGGAGTACTGTTCCATGGGTACTCTGACGCGTAGAATCGGCTTCTGCGATGTTTTTTTCAATTTGAGATACTGCAAGATTCTCGGCATTCTTAGCCTGCCTTTCAGCGGCACTAGCGGCTCTAGCAGAGTTCATGGTAGAACCAATATCACTCATGCCTACAGAAGCGGCTGAAGCTCCAGCTATAGAACCGCCTATACCATTAGTTGCGGCAAGAATAGGATTAAGACCAGCCTTGCGCATATCTTCTACAGCCCATTGATAACGATGTTTATAATTTTCAACGTTCCACGCGTTAGCCTGTGCGGCATTAGCAGAATTGTAATGATTCTGAACTGCAGATCCTAAAACAGAACCAGCAACACTGCCTAAAGTATTAGAAAGCCATGACATAAAACCAACTCCTTCTAGAAGTGATCAACAAGACCGGGCGTACCAAACATAGGCATAGGACGAACTGTGGTATACCTGAAACCAATGTCGAGCAAAAGCTCAGGCTCATCTTGAACGGCAATGATGCGCTTAATAGGTGGATTCTCCGTAATAAATTCTTCATTAAGAGTAGGAGCATTTTTGAAGAACTGGGACAAATGCCACACATCTAAAGAACCATTAACTACAGAGCTACGGAACTTACCTGTAATCTGCGAAGGTTTATAGCGATATTCGGCATAACGTTCCTGGTAGCCAAAAACAGTAGTATCAGCTTCAGTACCCTGAGCATAGATCTCACGAAGCTCAATAGCCTGTTCGCCAAGATGAGCGAATGTAGGCCAATAAAAATCATAAACAGTAGAGCGAAGCCACATCTTGTTAATACCTTGCTGGTAAGTAAGATCGGCACGAGCGCATACAAAGCCAAAAATATAGCCATGCTCAACAAAAGACTTAGCAAAACCATGGAACTTAGCGGCAGTAACACCATAAGCAGAAAGATTGCCTTGAGGGGAGGTATCGTTAGTTGCAGAAGTCTGCGCTATTGGATTGACATTTACCATTTTGGTAAAGGAGCCGAGAAATTCTGGACGCTGAAGACGAGCGTCCGGAGAAACTACGCCAAAGAAAGAGCGGAGCACTTCTGTATACCGGCTACCACCACGAGCAAGGCGTTCATAGAACTTCTGCATCTGGAAAGCAGTACGAAGACTGTTGATTGTAAAGATACTTGAAGTGTCCAAATCAACATAAGAATCATTGCCAAGGTAAGTAGAAGCGGTTTGAGCAGACATAGTTATCGAATCACTGGAATTACCAGCAAAACCACCTACATTACTCCAGTTAGAGTCTGGACCTCTATTAAAGGTTACAGATCCTGTACCAGAAGCTCTTCTAGTACCACCAGAAGAAGAGGAATCACCGCCATAAGCGGAAACAGCGGCGAGCTGATTACTGGAACTATGGAGAAGATAACCAGTACCAGGTGTCGGGTCAACTATAGAAGCAGTGCCGGCAAGACCTATAGAAACGCCGGGTCCTTTCTGTGTCCACGGAAGAGCAGAAGTAAAGTAATCATGGCGCTTACCGCGAGGAGGGCAAGCATAACCAGCAATAGGAACTCCATCGGCACCCAAAAGCCAAGAAGGCTGATCAGAAATACGAGTACAATCAATAACATTATTTTCATC